AAAAAAGAGAAGCTGGGAAGAGCGTTTCTTCTTGGAGCAGTTCTTTTTGCGGTGGTTCCACTGTCAATGGGAATTCTTGGATTTATGGGAGCCGGTGCAGGATATCAGGCACAGAACCTTGGAATCATCAATTTTGAATTGATCCGCCACTTTTTCCCGTCCTGGGCAGTATTGCCGTTCCTTTTCATGATTGTTTCCGGCTTGCTGTCTACAGTGGATAGCAACCTGTGCGCAGTATCTTCGCTTACGACAGATATTGCAGGAGGAAAAGACATCAGGAAGACCAGAGCTGCAATGGCAGTGCTTCTGATCGCTGGCATTCTGATTGCAAATATCCCGGGAATTACAGTGACACATCTGTTTTTGTTTTATGGCACACTGAGGGCGTCAACATTACTTCCAACAGTCATGACACTGAAAGGGGTAAGACTGAATGCAAAAGGGATTATCACAGGTGTGGTTGCTGCACTGGCTGTAGGGCTTCCTGTATTTGCCTACGGCAGCGTTTTGAATAGTGGACCATATAAAACACTGGGAAGCTTGCTTACAGTCCTGTTGAGCGGAATTATTGCCTTGGCCGCTTCCGGAAAGGAGAGACGCTATGCTCGGTAGAAAACAATCCGTTCGAAATAATGAAGACTGGAAGAATGCGCTTGATCACATTGAAGAGACGGTGTCAAAGAAAGAACTGGATTCCCTTGTGAAAAAGACAGTGAAAGACATCAAAGAGAAATGCAAGGGGAAAAAGGCAGCCTATGCATGGAGTGCGGGAAAAGACTCCCTGGTACTTGGAGAGATATGCGAGAAAGCTGGCATCGATCAGAGCGTCCTTGTGAGATGCAATCTGGAATATCCGGCATTTATTGCATGGATAGAGCAGAATAAACCTTCTAACCTTGAGATTATCAATACCGGACAGGACATGGAATGGCTGAAAAAGCATCAGGATATGTTATTTCCGGATAAAAGCAATAAGGCAGCGCAGTGGTTTCACATTGTACAGCATAGAGGACAGGCGCGATACTATAAAGAACATCAGCTGGATATACTCCTGCTCGGACGCAGAAAGGCAGACGGCAATTATGTTGGAAAAGATAATATCTACACTAATTCAGCCGGAATCACCAGATACAGCCCTCTCGCAGAGTGGAGACACGAAGATGTCCTTGCGTATATTCACTATTATGATGTGAAACTCCCGCCCATATATGACTGGGAGAAAGGATATTTATGCGGTACACATCCATGGCCTGCCAGACAGTACATGGAGACAGAACAGCAAGGTTGGAAAGAAGTTTACGACATTGATAAGACCATAGTTGAAAATGCAGCACAGCATTTCGATGGAGCCAGAGAATTTTTAAAAGCTATCAAATAGCCGGTTGCAGCCGGAAGCCATTGCCCTTCAGAAATGGAGGACAAGCAAGATGAAAGTAACAATCAAAAAATTGAGTGTTCTGAAGCATCCTGAGAAAAATGTCAGGATTCATTCAGAACAGCAGATCAGGGAACTGAAGAGATCACTTGAAAAGTTTGGTCAGACACGAGCGCTGGTCATTGATGAAAACAATATCATTCTGATTGGTAACGGTTTGTATGAAGCTATGGTGAGTCTTGGCTATCAGGAAGCAACTGTATATGTAAAAGCAGGGCTTTCTGAGAACGATAAAAAGAAACTCATGATAGCTGATAATAAGACCTATGCTCTTGGAATCGACAATCTGGAAACCCTGAATGAGTTCCTTGAGGAACTGCAGGGGGATCTGGATATCCCTGGATATGATGAAGAAATTTTACAGCAGATGGTCGCTGATGCGGATGAAGTTACCGAAAAACTCTCTGAGTATGGAACTTTAGATGATTCCGAAATCCAGAAGATTAAAGAAGCAAATGAAAAGAGAGAACAGAAAGCCGCAGTGGATACACAATCAGCTGATAATGGAGAGAGCAGCCCGGAAAAGCCGAACCCGCAGAACGAACAGCCAGCAGAAGAGCAGAATGCCACTGAAACCGAACCAGAGATCACAGAGACCAGAAGGTTTGTTGTCTGCCCTAAATGCGGTGAGAGAATATGGCTGTAAAACGCTGCGAATCAAACATTGATGTTGTGAAGGCTGCGGAAATCCGAATAAAAAATGTATTTGGAAATGGTCTGCCAGTGTTCTTTTCCTTCAGTGGCGGAAAAGACAGCTTGTGCGTGGCACAGCTGATGGTGAATCTGGCCAACCGTGGCGAGATTAACATGAAACAGCTTACCGTGCAATTCATAGATGAAGAAGCAATATTTCCTTGCATGGAAGAAATGACAAAGAAATGGCGCAGAATCTTTATGATGATGGGAGCTAAATTTGAATGGTATTGTGTAGAAGTAAAACATTACAATTGCTTTAACGAGCTGTCGAATGACGAGACATTTATTTGCTGGGATTCAACAAAGCAGGATGTGTGGGTACGACAGCCTCCTTCTTTTGCAATAAGGAGTCATAAACTGTTAAGACCGAGGATTGATGCTTATCAGGATTTCCTGCCACGAACTACTGTATCAGGTATTACGATGGTCGGAATCCGTACAGCGGAATCCGTGCAGCGTCTTCAGAATATTGCGTCTATGACAAAAGCCGGAAACAGAATGACATCCAAGAAGCAGGTATTTCCAATCTACGACTGGACTGATAATGATGTATGGCTTTTCTTACTGAGGAACTATGTAGATATCCCGGAGATATATCTGTTTCTCTGGCAGTCAGGATCCAGTAAACGTCAGATGCGGGTATCGCAGTTTTTTTCTGTTGATACAGCCAGAAGCCTTGTGAAGATGAATGAGTATTATCCAGATCTTATGGAGAGGGTCATTCGGAGAGAGCCGAACGCATATCTGGCCGCCCTGTACTGGGATAGCGAGATGTTTGGCAGAAGTTCCAGAAAGCGGAAAGAATCTGAACAGGGACAGGAGCAGAAAGATTACAAACAGGAATTGATAAATCTGTTTGATCATATGGAAATTTTTGATACTCCGCATAAACGGCATGTAGCAGAGAGATACCGTAATTTCTTTATTGCAGTATCTGCTATTGCAACACCGGAGGACTGCAAACATATTTACGAGGGTCTGATATCTGGTGATCCTAAGATGCGGACGTTCAGGGCACTGTATCAGAGAATATATGGACGGTATATCAATAACGCAAAGAAGGAGAGAAAACATGGATAGTAAGTTAACAGCGCCGCTGTCCACGTTGCGTTGGGTGGACAGAAATTTATTAAAGCCGAATGACTATAACCCGAACAAAGTTTCGAAAGAGAACTTAAAACTGCTTATTCAGTCTATTCTTACGAACGGATGGACACTTCCGATAGTAGTCCGACCGGATATGACGATCATTGATGGCTTTCATAGATGGACAGTTGCAGGAATGGAGCCTTTGCTTTCAAAACTGGATGGCAAGGTTCCTATAGTTATTGTGGAGCATAAAGAGCATTCAGAAGATATTTACGGTACCGTTACTCATAACAGGGCAAGAGGTACGCATTTGTTGGAACCTATGAAGAAAATCGTAAAAGAACTCATGGATGAAGGCAAAACTGTAGAAGAAATCGGTAAACAGCTTGGAATGAGACCGGAAGAAATCTTCCGATTGTCTGATTTTTCAAAAGAAGACTTCTTGAAGATGATGACAAAAGGGGTGACGGGATATTCAAAAGCTGAATTTATCACAAAAATTTAATACTGTTCTATTGTACATAGAACAAAAAGCGGGGAGAGGGAGTGCAACCTCTCCCTTTTGCGTATGCCGAAATAAGATGATGGAAGGGAGGGGTGTCCATTGGCAAGGGCAAGAAGTCCCAACAGCATTGAAGCTGAGGAAATGTATAAGAACGGGATGAAACTTGTTGACATTGCCAAGAAGTTGGACGTCCCGGCCAGTACAGTTCGACGCTGGAAATCAACCCAGAATTGGGATGGGGATGCAAAAAAGAAAAAAAACGAGCGCTCGCAAAAGAAAAAAACGAGCGCTCGCCATAAAGGTGGACAACTTGGAAACAAAAATGCTGTAGGAAACAAAGGCGGTCCATTGAAACCGGGAGATAAGATTGCAGAGAAACACGGAGCGTACTCTTCCGTATATTGGGATGTCCTTGATGAATCTGAAAAAGATATGATCGAAGATATTCCGATGGATGAAGAAATGCTCCTGATCGAACAGATTCAGCTCTTTGCCGTGAGGGAAAGACGAATCATGGCGGCAATCAATAAATACCGGAATATGAATGGAGAAGTATCTTTGTTCGGCTTCGCCAGAACTGAAGACAAGCGAGCTTTCAAATCAGATGAAGATAAACAGCTCTATGAAGAACGCATTGAAGAAAAGGTTGCTTCTGGAGATCGTCTTCCGGGTAACACATATAACATGATGACAAATATGGAAAACAAGGACAATATGATTGCCAGACTTGAAAAAGAGCTGTCAACTGTGCAGTCGAAGAAGACCAAAGCCATTGAGGCACTTGCGAAGCTGAGACTGGAGAAGCAGAAGATTGCCGGAGAAAGCAAGGGCAATGAGGTTGTTCGTGCATGGGCTGAAGCTGTAGTGAAAGCAAGGAGGGAAGAGAAACATGATGGATGATACGGCGTTCTCTGAGTTCCTTGACGAAAGCATTCCCTTGTGGCGTGATGATCCAGTCATGTTTTTTCGGGAAGTTCTGAATTTCGAACCAGATGAATGGCAGGCACAAGCAGCTAGAGACTTGGCTGCAAACCCAAAGGTAAGCATTAAATCCGGACAGGGTGTTGGAAAGACTGGTCTTGAGGCAGCGGTGTTCCTGTGGTTCGTTACCTGTTTTCCACACCCAAGAATCGTTGCGACAGCACCAACCAAACAGCAGTTGCACGATGTCCTCTGGTCTGAGATTTCCAAGTGGATGAGCAAGTCCGAACTGCTCTCTATACTTCTAAAATGGACAAAGACATATGTTTATATGGTTGGAGAGGAAAAGCGTTGGTTTGGTGTTGCCAGGACTGCTACAAAGCCAGAGAATATGCAAGGTTTCCATGAAGATAACATGCTTTTTATCGTTGATGAAGCTTCCGGTGTTGCGGATCCAATCATGGAGGCTATCCTTGGTACCTTATCTGGAGCAAACAATAAACTTCTTCTGTGTGGAAACCCAACGAAGACGTCTGGAACCTTTTATGATTCCCATACAAGAGACAGGGCATTGTACAAATGCCATACGGTTTCTTCTATGGACAGCACCAGAACAAATAAAGAGAACATAGATTCTCTTGTTCGAAAATACGGATGGGATTCTAACGTGGTCCGTGTTCGTGTCAGGGGCGAGTTCCCGAACCAGGAGGACGACGTATTTATTCCGCTGAGCATTATTGAACAATGTAGCAGCAGGCTTTTAGAACTGGATGATACAGATGGAATGCAGTTTGTATCATTGGGGGTGGATGTGGCCCGTTTCGGAGATGATGAAACGATCATATATCGTAATTATCATGGTCATTGCAAAATAGTCCGGAACAGGCGAGGACAGAACCTGATGGCCACTGTAGGGGATATCGTACAGGAATTCAAGAAGATATATAGAGAACATCCAACGTATGAAGGCAAAGTATATGTGCAGATTGATGATACAGGACTTGGAGGAGGCGTCACTGACCGACTAAAGGAAGTCCGGAAAGAACAAAAGCTGTACAAGATGCAAGTTATCCCGATAAATGCCGCTGAAAAGATTGAGACTGATACGGCAGCAGGTAAAGATGCAGCTGAAAGGTACAATAACCTGACTACCGCTATGTGGGCCAGTATGCGAGATCTCCTTGATAACAAACAGATTGTTATTGAAGACGATGAGCAGACGATTGGTCAGCTTTCTTCCAGAAAATACACCATGGCCAGTAATGGAAAGCTTGAGATTGAACCAAAAAAGGAAATGAAGAAAAGAGGACTTGATTCTCCTGACCGGGCAGATGCTCTTGCGTTGGCATTGTATCTTGGAAAAATCAAGAAGCACACAGGTACGGCACCAAGTGCAGGTGCTATGCAGAAATTGTCAAAAGATAATTATTGGGGCTGATATAGCCAGAAAGAGAGGTGATGAAGATGAAAGAGTATGGACGGATTGGACAGAAACGCTGGGAAGGCGTGTTTAATGAAGAGTTTCTTCCTGAACTATCCGGAATAAGAGGCGTGAAAACGTATCGTGAGATGCTCGACAATGATGATACGATTGGAGCGATAATGTTTGCTATAAAAATGCTGATTCGTCAGGTTAAATGGCATATTGAGCCGGGCGGTGATAGTGCAAAAGACCGGGAAGCAGCAGAATTTGTAGAATCGTGTATGGACGATATGCAGAATACATGGACTGACACCATCTCAGAGATTTTATCATTTCTCGCATACGGTTGGAGCTTTCATGAAATTGTCTACAAGCGCAGGATGGGAAAAACAAAAAATCGAAAAACATCAAGCAAATATTCAGATGGACTGATTGGATGGCAGAAGATTCCGCCCAGAGCGCAGGATACGTTGTACAGATGGGAATATGACGATAAAGACAACTTAATCGGAATGACTCAGCAACCTCCGCCGGATTATGGATTGCTTACCATCCCGATCAGCAAAGCAATGCTGTTCAGAACAGAGAGCATAAAAGACAATCCTGAGGGACGAAGCATTCTGAGAAACGCCTATCGGTCATGGTACTTCAAGCGCCGCATACAGGAAATCGAGGCAATTGGAATCGAAAGAGACCTTGCCGGACTTCCGGTGTTGCACGCACCAGATGGTGTAGACATATGGGACGATAAAGACCCTGAGTTGGTATCTATTAATGCAGCGCTTACATCCATGGTCAAGAACATCCGCAGAAACGAATATGAAGGGCTTGTTCTTCCAGCTGGATATGAAGCTGAACTCCTGAGCACTGGTGGAACCAGACAGTTTGACACGAATGCCATTATCAACAGATATGATGCAAAGATCGCGCAGACTGTTATGGCGGATTTCATCATGCTGGGGCATGAGCAGACAGGAAGCTTTGCGCTGAGTGAAGATAAAACAGAACTGTTCGCAGTTGCTCTTGGGGCGTTCTTGGATGTCATATGCGAAACATTCAATAATCAGGGCATTCCATCCCTGATCGACATGAATGGTGCTCATTTTGATGCAATAACAGATTATCCACAGCTTGCACATGGCGATGTGGACAAGAGAGATATCACGAAGCTGTCTACATTCCTGAAAGACATGGTTGGAGTTGGAATCCTTATCCCGGATGAAGATCTTGAGGATTATGTAAGAGAAGTCGCCAACCTGCCGGAGAGAACGCTGTCAGATGATCCTAGAAATAAGGATGAACAGCGGGAAGCACAGAGAAGGTCGCCGGAAAAAGAAGGCAAAACATCAGAAGTTGAGCCTGAGGAAAATCAGGAAATCGAAGAAGCGAAGAAACGGTTAGGCAGGTGAACATATGTTGAAGATGCGGGCAAGGTCTCGAACGATTAAAAAAAGCGTAGAATCACAGAAGGTTCTTGAAGCCCTTGATAATTATCTTGAGAGTAACCTGGACGAGCCGATGAAATGGCTTGTAAGGTTCTGGAAAGATCAGGCAGCGGTTATGCTGTATAAGGACTTGCGGGAGATTGTAATCGGAGAAGCGGATCCGCAGAGCCTGTTTGATCAATGGTTCTCAGATTATTCTGTCTTTCTTTCCTCGAAAATGACAGCATCATGGGAAAGCGCTTATTTTGCGGCGTGGAATTCAACAGCTGAATTTGTTGGCCTGGAAGAAAAGATTAGTTCAGAAATCTATGTGAGAGATTGGATTATAAATCGAACAGGTAACTTGATTACGAATGTCTGTAGTGATCAGGTGAATGCGGTCCGCTATTTGATTGCAGAAGCCCAGTCATTAGGTATGGGTAGCGATGAAACTGCTCGATATATCCGGCCAACGGTTGGCTTGACGGAGAGGCAGGCAGCAGCGAATCTGAGGCATTATAACAGTGTGAAGACTCAGTTGAGAGCAGATCATCCACGCATGAAAGAAGAATCTATTGAGAGAAAGGCCAGGACAGCGGCTGCGAAGTATGCTGAGCGACAACAGAGATATAGGGCTGAAACAATCGCCAGGACAGAGATTGCACAGGCATACAATGCGGGAGCAGATGCTTTCATCAGAGAAGCCATCCGGCATGATTTGATGCCGGAAATGAAGAAAGAATGGTCAACTGCTCTTGATGAGAGAGTGTGCAAAGAGTGCCAGGCTCTTGAGGGCGTACAGATTAGTATGGATGATAGTTTTGAGACACAGTCAGGAAGAAGGAATGTAACAGTATTATTGCCGCCATTGCATCCTCGGTGCAAATGCGCGGTCAAATATGTGGAGGCAACATATGAAATCGTTTAATGAAATCATGAAGATAAGAGATGAACCGGAATCGAAAGACATACCGGTTGAAAAAAGAAAATTTCAGATCAAGAAATCCGATGATGAAAAAATGCAGGCGTTCGGATGGGCCAATATTTCGATTACCGCAGATGGAGAAGTGCTGGAAGACCTGCAGCATGACATCATCGAACCAGAGGAACTGGAACAGGCGGCATACAAATTTGTTGATCTTTACCGGGAAGGTGGAGAGATGCATATAAGAGGCGGCGTTGCCAGACTGATTGAAAGTGCAGTATTTACAAAAGAAAAGATGGAAGCTATGGGTATTCCAGAGGGAACACTTCCAACGGGATGGTGGATTGGTTTTCAGGTAACAGATGCCGATGTATGGGAAAAGGTTAAAGATGGAACATACTCTATGTTTTCCATAGAGGGAGAAGCAAAGAGAGTAGAAGTGGAAGATGAAGAATCTGATCAATAGGCACCGGAAACGGTGCTTTTTTGATAAATAAAGCGAAAGGAGGGAATGACTTGGCGACAAAACTTGAAGGTCTGCATATAAAGAAAGTTGATTTTGTGGACCAGGGAGCTAACCAGATGGCAAATATTAAGATAAAGAAAAGCAAGGATGGGGAAGAAATTTCAAATCCAGAGGTAGGTCTTTTCAAACGATTTGTGAACTGGATTACGGGTGAATTGAGTAAGTCAGACTCAGAGATTACAAAATCAGCAACAACATTCAATGAACAGATCAACGCTGTCAGCATGGATGCAATCAGGGATGAAATCTGGTCTACTTGCTATGCACTGCAGAATTCACTGAACTCTATTCTGTGCGATGCAGAAATGGACAGTTCTGCGAAGCAGGCCGCAATGGAAACAAGCACAGAACAGTTTGCAGAAGCTATGAAAGGATATATCCCGAACTGGGCTTCTGGCACAGCGACGAATATCAGAAAGAATCTGGCTACACCAGATGAAACAGATCTTCAGATGGTTATGAAAGCACATAAGAATCTGACAGATATTATTGAAAAATCAAACGAAGATAATGAGAAAGGGGAATTGGAAGACATGCTTAAAATCAACAAGTCTAAAATGACCGCAGAAGAAAGAACTGCGTATGATGAACTTATCAAAAAATATGCAGTAGAAACAGAAGAACAGACAGAAGAACCGGTTGGAAAGAGTGCACCTAAAGCGGAGGATCCGGATATTGTAGATGATTCCGAAGTTACGAAAACTCAGAAGTCAGTAACACCGCCACCAGCAGCACCTACAACAGAGACAAGTGCAGACACCGGAGATGATATCTACAAAGGATTACATCCTGCTGTAAGAGCAAGATTAGAGGCTCTGGAAAAGAGAGCGGCAGAAGCAGAAGAAAGAGAGCTTCTTGATGTCGCAAAGAAATATGAGATTGTCGGAGAAAAGCCGGAAGAATTAGTGAAAACTCTGAAGTCTTTAAAGGATGCAGGCGGAACCGCATACAATGATATGATTAGCGTTCTGGACAGAAGCGTTGATATGGTTGAGAAGTCTGGCGTATTTAGCGAAATTGGGAAGTCCTTCTCAGGCAATCCTGTAGCATCTATTAAGAAGTCTGCAGCAGAAAGTAAGATCGATACTATTGCAAAGGGATATATGGAAAAAGACTCTGCTCTGACATATAATGCAGCTCTTGCAAAAGCGTGGGAGGATCATCCAGAACTCTTGGATGAATATGAAGCAGAAGCGGGCTATTGAGAAAGGAGTGAAGAAAGATGGGTACAAACTTTAACGGAACAATGATCAACCAGTCTGTGACTATCGCAGAAAAGGCAGGAGCTGATATTGCAGATGTCCGCAATCTTATTCTGAAATATGATGAAGATGGAAATGTAGTGATCGCCGCAAACGGAACAGCACCCCTGCTCGGCTTATCTATTATCGAAGGTGGCTACAACGATATTTCTGGTGCTGAATCAGGAAAAGTAAAGAAAGGTGATGATCTTGAAATCCAGATCAAGGACATTGGCTATGCAATTGCGTCTGCGGAAATCAAAAAAGGACAGGAAGTCACAGCCACCACAGGTGGAAAGGCAGCAGTAGCTAAAGCGGGAGAGTACGTGATTGGTGTTGCCCTCAATTCTGTGTCTGCCGGAGGATACAGCAGAATCCAGATTGCAAAATATCAGAAAGCAAAAGCGTAAAGGAGGAATGTAAACATGAGAAATACAACAGCGGGAATTAAGGCTGAAATCGCAAAAGGCGTGTTCAGACCCCACACAGCACTTACTAACATGGCACTGGCTTATTACCAGAATGCCAGCAATTATTTCGCAAAAGCTCTTTTTCCAACCTGTCCGGTAGGTCTTTCTTCTGACAATTACTACATTTTTAGCAGAGAAGATCTCCTGAGAGATAACTGGCAGAGAAAACCGGCATATGGCAAAGTTGACCCGACAACAATTGGCGAAAGCACTGACAACTATGTCTGCAAAGTAGATCAGATGATTATGGGTATCGACCAGATTCGCCAGACCGACCTTTCCAGACGTCAGGGTCCATCTATCATTCAGCCTAAACAGCAGCGCACTAGAACAATTGCAGAACAGGCTAACATCCACCAGGACCGTTTGTTTGCAGCGAGCTATTTCAAAGAAGGAGCATGGAAGAACGAACTTGAGGGTGTTGATAACACCACTCCAAGCACAAACCAGTTCATTAAGTTCAGCAATGCAAATTCTGACCCTATTGCATTTATCGACAAAGAGAAGACCGACATGAACCAGCAGACAGGTCGCATGCCGAATCGTCTTGGTCTTGGTATTAATGTATTTAATGCTCTGAAAGTACATCCGGGCATCCTCGAAAGGGTTAAATACGGTGGAAGCACCGCAAATCCGGCATCTGTAACAGAGAATGTGCTTGCGCAGTTGTTTGGAGTTGAAAAGATTGTAGTGCTTAAATCCATTATGAACAGTGCAAGCATGGGCGCAGATGAAGAAATGCAGTATATCGGAGATCCGAACGCATTTCTACTGGCTTATGCAACTAACGCACCGAGTATCGATGAACCGTCTGCAGGTTATATCTTCACATGGGATATGCTCGGCAATGGACAGATGCTTCCGATCCTGAACTATCTTGGAGAGAATGGCACACATACTGAGTACATTGAAGGTCTTATGGCGACAGATATGAAGAAGACATCTGACGATCTTGCAAGATTTTATAAAGCTGCAGTTTAAGGAGGAACCTATGAAACTTGTTGCAAACAAGCCATGCAATCTGAATGGAAAGAAATATTTCATCGGTGAAGAAGTCCCGGTTGAAGAAGTGGTTGATTACGCCAGTTTAGTAAAGATGGGGCTGTTATCAGTGATTCATGACGCTGTTCCGGAGGATAATCTTGAAGAATGTGTTGCTATGGTAGGAGAGGTAAGCTTTTCTATTCCAATTGTCAAAGGTCACGAGACGATTGATTTGGACGTTACAGAGCCTCAGATGCAGGATGCAGTAAAAACTATGCAGATGAGTGCAGATGCTGCTGTAGCTCATATTAGAGGGAATATTGAGGACGATACAACGCTTATTATCATCAATGCTCTTGACTCCAGAGCAACCGTAAAAAAAGCAGCAGAGTCAAAAGCCAAAAATCTCATTGAACAGGAAGAAAGTAAAGGTGATGCCTGATGGCAGGAACTTATACATATGAACCTGCCATGATCACATCGTATGGGAAAGATCGAATGAGGTTTGAACTTGGAGATGTGATGGTAGATGGAAAAGAGAGAACTTGTGCATTGTCAGACGAGGAATACATCGTTTTGTGTGATGATGTTCAGTCTGCGAAAGATTGGAAACGGGCAAAATTAAAGTGCCTTGAAAGTATATTTCGCAGGTTTTCTTTTGAACCTGATACAACAGTTGGCCCTACCTCATTCAAATTTGGTGATAGGGCTAAATTGTGGCAGGAAGAATATGAGAAGCTGAAGAAAGACCTGAAACTTGCTTCTGTATCCCCATCGGCTATTCTGATGAATGCCGGAGATACAAGCAAACAGCCAGTGCCATATTTCTACAACGGAATGATGAGCCATGAAGAAAGTGATGGTGTAGATATATGATTAGTCCATTTGGCTTGATGTATCTAAGACCGGGAAATTTATGGACAGATTTTGTGGTAAGACGAAAGAGCATTCGCAACATACTCGGACATCCTGTGTCAGATTTTGAAGCGAAAGGCGAGATATCAGGAATACTTGCTGAAGCATCTACACATGAATCTGACCGAATGAAACACAGGTGGGATCAGGAACAGCATTCCTTAACCCACACTCTTGTTATCCGAGATTCTGCAAATGTAAAGCAGGGAGACTATCTAACTACCGCAGGAAGAACCTTCCTCGTTCTCTTGTGTGAGGATCCCGGAAACCTTGGAGCAACTGGCTTAATATATCTTGAAGAAAGGAATGATCTGAAATGACGCCTGCCGAAGCAGCAGAAGCAGTAAAAGTTCAAGTTCAAACAGACAAGGAACGGATAGAGCAGCAGGTGATCGCAAGATATCCAAGGGCTTCAAATGCCCTTAGAAATGCTGCATTATCTGTACTGGCAAATCCAAGCCCGTCAGCTCCGGGCAGTCCACCGGGTGTTCGGAGCGGACATTTAAAAAATAACTGGCATATGAGCGGCGGTGCGGTATGCATTACTTCAGGTATGGGATATGCTGGCTATCTGGAACATGGTACCAGAAAGATGGCGGCCCGTCCTTTTGTTGACAAAATACAGCAGACGGCATTACCGAATGTTATGGCTATATTTGCAGAAATCGGAGGTTGATATGCTTATTGATCACATTGAACGAGCAGAATTTAATGCGGAGGAAATGCGAAGAGGAACTCTCGTCTTTGCAAAACATAAAACATGGAAAGAGGGAATCTCAGGTATTGTTTATCGCGCTTCTGCGGAACAGATTACAGTAATGTATCCGAATTCTCTGACAAATACCCAAAATCATTTTTTTATACCAGTTTCAGAAGTTTATAAAAATGAGTGGGAAATAAGATATTCGGGCGATGGTCTTCGTACTGTTCAGGAATACAAGGAGGCTGCGGATGAATCTTAGCGAACTGATTTTTAAACGTCTCTCTGCAGACGAAAATTTGCAGACAATGCTTGCTACATATGCCGGAGCACCTGCAATATTTGATTCTGAGTTTCCGGCAGACCAGCAGGAAGGATGGGAAGGAGCCACGCAGTATCCGAGGATATGCTACCGTATCGATATGCAGGTCAATCAGGAACGATCATCGGCGGGAACCTTGTATGTTGCAATGTATACGGATAAAACCAGTACGATAATTGAAGATATTGAAACAGCTGTGAAGCACTGTCTTCAGGACGTCCTGATGAAGCCGGCAGGAGAAGCACCGTTTTGCGTGGCGTGGGCGCGCACAGAATCGTATGCGATTGAGGGAAAAGAGGTGTGGTGCAAAGAAATGGCATTTGACATCCTCGAATACCCCGAACAGTTCAGCACGGATCCTGATCCGGTTCTTGCGGTAGCTGCGTATATCAAAAAGATATTTCCAGAGACAACAGTGCTTGGCATAGACAATGTTGGAGATTTTGTCGAAACATCAAGAACTCCCGTGTTCTATTGTAGATTGGCAAATATACAGCATACGACAGGGCATTGTATGAATACGATTTCATGGTTTGTAGGGAAGATTGCTGTACATTTGATTTATCCGGGAGCTGGCACAAGGTTAAAGACACTTGCATCTATCAATCAGAAGGTAGCCATAGATGAGGAGATAATCATGCTGGATGATTCCCCTATGACTATTCAGGGATTAGAACTGAATAATAAGTCAGATTACCTCAGAGAGGGACAGCTGACTATAACTGGTAAATATGGATGTCTCAGATGCAGTGTGAAAAAACATAATATTGCAAGAATAGGCATGGAATTCACAAATTGAAAGGAGAAGCAATGGCAGAAACAAAGAAAACAAATGCTCCGGAAGAAACAAAAGAAGTTCTTCCGGCAGAGAAAGAAACGGAATATGGGGTAGATGAGCTGATTGCCGCACGCGATCAGCTTTTTTCTTGCCCTGATTGCGCGATGGTGGCACTGAAACTGTCAAAAAAGAAAAGCATGACTGTTTCAGAAGCTGAGAAGCTTGTCGAAGAATTTATGAAGAAGGAGGTCAAATAATGGCGGAATATTTCCAGATTCCTGAAGTAGGTACAAAAGTTCGACCAGGAAGTTATTTCAACGTAGATAAGAATGGTGACGATGATTCTTTCGGGGCAATTGACGGAGTTGTTGTAGCTGTGTTTAAAGCAACGTTTGGACCAGTAGATAAAGTAACAGTCTTAGAGAGAGGAGACGATTACACAACAATCTACGGAGATGGATTAACGACTGACCTGATTCGTGAAGTTCTGTATGGTGGTGCAAAGAAAGTTATTTGCTGTCGCCTTAATGGAACGGGCGGAGCTGTGGCGAGCGTAAGTCTTGCAGCTGCAACTGGAAAAGTTAAGATCACAGCAAAACATCCAGGAGAGATGCCATTTTCTGTAACTATTAGAAACCGCTTAACTGACAAAGACAGGAAAGAATGCATTATCTATACAGGAACTACTGAATTTGAAAAAGTATATTTTTCAGCAGGCGATAATGAAGCTGCAAGTCTTGTAAGTGCTTTTGCAAATTCAAAGAATTTCACGGCTAATCTTGAAGAATCTGCAAAAGGAATCATGACTAATGTGAATCAGACAGCGTTTACAGGAGGAAAGAATCCTACAGTAGCAACTGCCAATTATTCAGCTGCTTTTTCACAGGCAGAAAAATATTTCTTCAATACAATTTGTGTTGATACAGAAGATACAGCAGTACATGCGCTGTTACAGGCATTTCTGGACAGAATTTATGAAACCAGTCAGTTTGGGATTGGAGTTGTTGCAGAGAAAGATAACAAAGATTTAGACGAAAGAATGAATGCGGCAGCAGGATTTGATGGTGAGAATATAGTTTATGTTCTCAATCCAAAAGTCTTTATCAATGAGGGAACTCTGGATGGATATCAGACTGCCGGCTTGATTGCTGGACTTATTGCAGCAACTCCTGCAAATCAGGCAGTGACTCATATGGTGATTACTCGATATGTAGATCTTGTAGAACCGCTTACAAATACTCAGATTATAAAAGCGGAACTGAAGGGATGCTTGGTTCTTAGTAAGTCTACAGAAGATGAGGTATGGATTGATGCTGGAATCAATACACTGATTAATCTTCCGGATAACAAAGATAAAGGTTGGAAGAAAATCCGCCGTGTAAGAACAAGATATGAGTTATTGTACAGAGCAAATGCCCAGTCCGACGCTTTAGTTGGAAAAGTCGATCCTGATAAAAATGGAAAAGCCACTATTATTGGAAAAATTCAGGGAATTATCAATGCCATGATCAAAGAAAAAAAATTAACAGCAGGAACAGTAACTGAGAGCACGACTTATATTGCAGACGCAGATAACTGTTATTTTGACCTTGATATCATTGATAAGGATTCTGCGGAACATATTTACTCATTCTATAAGTTTAGATTCAGTACCAATGCAGAGTAAAGGAGGAAAGGTGAATGTTAAATACAAGTGCTGCAACAGACGCGAGACATAGTCGTTCAGGTAAAGATGCCATGCTTTACAATGCAGATGGGGTTCCGTTTGCGCAGGTAAGCAGTTTTCAGTCGAAAACATCTTTTAATAATACCAAATATCAGCCATTAGGACAGAACAGAGAACTGGAAACAAACAATACTATTGGAGTCACGATTACAATTTCGGAGATCGTTGTTCTGGATGGCGAATTATTCAACAATGTTGTTAGTGCGGTAAATAAAGGAGAAAGCCCGGTTATGACTTTAGATGGAGTTATTGAAGGGCGTAATGGCTCCCAGGAACGCATTACATATCGTGAATGTATCTTTAGCGGTGACCAGGATCTGCAGAATGTAAGTACAGGAGATACATTATCAAGATCTTATAATCTGCACTGCAACGGGGAAGTAGAACCCCGTTCATCACTGACAATTTGATATCTGATCAACACAAGGGTGGCTAAAACTGGCCGCCCTTATTTTATAAACGGAGGAAAATAATACATGGCAAGAACTGCAAATATCGAAAATGAAGAACTGAAAACAACTGAAATTGATATGACAGAAGCTGAGGCAGATGAAGCATTAAAAGCTGATATGGCGGCAAATGAAGTGGATTATCTGGCGGGTCTTTTGAATGCAGCAGAAGATGCAGAAGACGAAACAAAGAAGATCGAGATTGTCCGTAATGGAAAGACTTACTTTGCTTTTTCAATTCATTCGCTTCCGGATGAGACTCTGTATGAAATCCGTAAAAAGTACACCAAGTATGTAAAGAATAAGAGAACTGGCACAAAGGTAGCTGAAGGAGTAGACAATGCGAAACTCCGCAGTTCTATGATTTACAATGCGACAATTGCAGAGGATCAGGAAAAACTGTGGGATAACAAACAGGTTCAGGAAGCATTAAGACGGAGAGGAAAACACATTATTAATGCTCTGGATGTCATTGATGCGGTGCTGCTTCCGGGAGAAAAAGAGAACGTATTAACTGTTCTGGACGAGCTTTCAGGCTACGATACAGAAGAAGCAAAGGTTGAAACAGCAAAAAACTTATAAGGTCCGGCTACAAATCAGCCCTGTTGCACTGGATATTCCAAAGGCAGGGCATCCGGCCGGATGAGGTAATGGCCTTGCCAGCAGGGGTCAGAGCCTTTCTTTTTGCCTCTACGGAGGTATGGATTGAAGAAAATATCAAGAAAAATGAAAAGAGGTGAGATGCTTGGCAGAAACGATAAGGATAGAGATTCCTGTTAATGTGGTCGATAATACCGGTTCTGGAACGTCGAGTGTGACCAGGAATCTCACTGCAATGGAAAGGGCGTTTGAGAGGGCAGACAGGGCGGCGCAACGATTCCAGCGTAGATCAGGCGTAGCAGCTGAGATAGAAATTGGAGCAGACGACAATGCCACCCCGGTTCTTTCTGCTGTTGAAAATGCAACAGAACAGATCGACGGAGAAACAGCACAGGTAGAAGTTTCAGCTGACGATTCAGCTACACAGATTGTCAATTCCGCATCAAATGCTGTAGAAAATTTTGATGGACAATCGGGAGATGCAGAAATAGGAGCAGACGATAGCGCCACCCCGGTAGTATCCGCCGCTTCTGATGCGGTGGAGAATTTCGATGGAATGAGCGGGGATGCTGAGATTGGTGCTTCTGATGAAGCTACGCCGGTTATCCGGGCTGCTCAGGATGCAGCAGAATCATGGGGAGGAAGCGTGTTTAATGCTACTATCGGTGTCATAGATGCGGCGACCGCCCCAATATCCAAACTTGCGAGTATAGCAAAGAATCCGGTTGTGCAGGGAGCATCATTGATCGGTGCCAGCTTTGGTGTGGCAGAATCGGTTAACTCCTTCCAAGACTTTGAAAGCATGATGTCACAAGTCAAGGCTATCTCTGGTGCAACAGGGCAGGCATTCGATGATCTGACTGCAAAAGCACAGGAGATGGGAGCGACCACCAAGTTTACGGCCACAGAGAGCGCAGAGGCGTTTAATTACATGGCTATGGCAGGATGGAAGCCACAGCAAATGATCGATGGTATATCCGGCATTATGAGCCTTGCAGCAGCATCCGGAGAAGACCTTGGAACAACAAGTGATATTGTAACGGATGCACTGACAGCTTTCGGATTACAGGCGGGTGATGCAGGGCATTTTGCTGATGTTCTTGCTCAGGCGAGTGCCAATGCCAACACAAATGTGTCAATGCTTGGAGAATCGTTTAAATATGTCGCTCCTGTTGCTGGCGCTATGAATTACAGCGTTGAAGATACATCTCTTGCGCTTGGTTTAATGGCAAATGCAAGTATTAAAGGTAGCATGGCCGGTACCGCACTTAAAACATCTTTGGCAAATATGGCGGCACCTACAGACAGCATGGCAGCAGCTATGGATAAATACGGAATCAGCCTTACAGATTCTGAGGGAAACATGAAATCCCTTCGAGGAGTAATAGATAATCTTCGAGGAAGCTTGGGTGGACTTTCTGAGACTGAGCAGACAGCAGCAGCTTCAACCATTTTCGGAAAAGAGGCCATGGCCGGCATGTTAGCAATCATCAACGCCAGTGAAGAGGATTACAACAAGCTGAGCACAGCAATTGGCAATTCAAAAGATGCGGCAGAGGGAATGGCTGACACGATGCTGGATAACCTGAAAGGTTCGTTCACACTGATGCAGAGTGATATCGAAGGTACGGAGAATGCCTTTGGAAAACGGTTGTCTCCGTATTTAAGAGGAATTGCAGGTGGAATTACCGATATGATGCCTGAGATAACGGATGGAATCAATGCGGTTATGGATGTGGTAGATGATAAGATTGCAGGCGTAAAACGCAAGATCACTGACATGACCGGTTCTGATGAATGGAAGAATGCGGATCTGTTTGGAAAGATCGACATAGCATGGGATTCAATAATCGCAAAGCCGTTCGGGAATTGGGCTTCTGGAGATGGTGCGCAATTAATATCCAGTGGGCTTGGCACATTATTTTCGAGTGCAGCGGCTATTCTTCCGGGAGGTGAAAAAGCAGGACTAACATCGTGGTTAAGTGCAGGGATTCTCGCAAAAGGAGCAGCTACGGTTGCTCAAAAAGGGAAAAGCATAGTGGAAACCCTGTCACCTATCGGAGATGCTATTGGTAACATTACAGAAGCAGCTGGAAATGCAAATGATGTGATGGACTTTGTAGGTAATCTGAGTTCCATGATTCCTGTAGGAGCGAAAGTTGGACTTGCGGCAGCGGGAATTACAGCTGCGATTATAGGAATCAAACTTGCAATCGACAAGTATAACCAGACTCAGCTTGAGAATAGTTTGGAGGAGCATTTTGGGAAGATTAAATTATCTGCAGATGAAGTTAAAGATGCGGCGGCAGGAATACTGAACCAGAAATACCTCACAAACGTGGAACTGGCATTGAATGAAGTACAGAATGCCGATAATCTGCGAGCGGAGGCGCAAAAAGCTTTGGAATCGAACGATGTCCTTGAATTCAAGAGCAGAGTTGGAATCACTTTGACAGCTGATGAACAACAGGAATATACGGATAATATTAATACTTTTGTTGAAAGCAAGATATCTGAACTGGAGAGTCGTACATTTGCGGCTCATATTCACGTTCAAACATACCTCGCAGGTACAGAAGACGGTCAGACATTAGCCCAGAACATCAAGGAATGGGCCAGAGCGGACAATTTGGAATTATCCGATTTATCTAGCCAGCTGTCGCAAAAGGTCTCAGAAGCCCTGAAAGACGGCATCATTGATGTGAATGAAGAAGAAGCTATTAGCGCTTTGCAGGAGAAGATGAACAGCATAACTGCTCGCTGGAAAGAAGCAGAGGCACAGGCTCAGTGGGACTGGATAAACCAGAAATACGGTCATTTAAGTGCAGCTGATCTGGAAAGCGGTTCATTTACAGACTTGATGGATGAAATGCGAAGCCAGCGTGAGACTGCAATGGAAAGCATTAAAGCAGATACGACTCAGTGGTATTCGGAATTGGAGGCAATGAAGGACTATGGAAGAATTACTCCTGAACAGTATGAGAGCTACAAAGAGCAGACTGGATGGTATGTAAGAGGCCAAGAAGGTTCCGAATTGTCGAAGAGTCTTGAGCTTGGAAGCAACACTCTGAATGACACATACGGCGAGAAGATTACCGGAAACATCCAGACGCTTACAGAAACTGCGCAGAACGCCTTGAAAAGTGCAGAGACCAGTTTGCAGAGCGGAAGCTATGGTACGATTGCAAGTACCTTTGATAACATGTTTACGTCTATGGATAATGGAAAAGGCTTCCTGGGAATTGGTGCAGATGCCGATCAGAGAGCACTAAACGAATTGTATCAGTCGATGGCTCCGGATGTTAGTCAGATGGGAAGCCTGATTGACCAGTACAGAGAAGCAGGGCAGGCAGTACCGAAGAGCCTTATGGAAGGATATAAGGAAGCAATCGAAGTCGGTGCGGCGGCAGGTGACGTTGATGCGGCTTGGCAGAATTACGCAAACCAGATTCTTGAATCTGGAAGCGAAGAAATGAAGAGCGTTTTGACGGATCCGAACAATCCAATGTACGAAAGTGTACGAGAGCAGTTGCCGGAGGAACTCAAAACTGCCATTGACAGGGCGACGGCAGAAACGACGCCAGATGAGATAACACTTGAAGGGCTGAGAGCTGCTGTCGATGGAGATGTGGATATTGACAAAGATTCCTGGGTATCGGCGCTGAATGAAAAACTGGGAGATCTTGCAACTACTGAAGAGGTTACTGCTGACAATGTAAAGATTAAAGTTGAGCAGGGGGATTGCCTTTGGGAAATTGGTAATGCTCTTGGAATTGACTGGCAGACGATTGCAGAACAAAACGGTATCGAAAGTCCATACATTATTCACCCAGATCAGGAACTTACAATTTCGATGGATACAATAAAAGCTGAAATGGACGGAGATAAGGCGCAGGCTGCTATCGAGCAGGCAATGTCGGCTCTGGATGCCGAAGGGGCAGAAATGTCCGTTACAGCAGAAGGAGTGAAGGTTGATCTGGCAAATGTTGAAGTGGATTCTGATGTAGCGGCGGCTCAGATCGAGTCGGCTCTTGGCATGGAATCCGGGACACTTGCAGCCAATGGCATTGAAATACAGGCAGGAGCAACAGTAACAATTCCACAGGAATTGGTACAGGTTGATACATCTGGCATACAGAGTGCTACTGAGGCGCAGACAGAAACAGAGCCCGTGGAAACAGATACGTCTGCAAATGTTAATATCACTGAAGCAACTACAGATGCGTCTGGTGCCAAGGAACAGGCACAGTCGGAAGTGGAATCTACATTTTCAGAATCTATGCCGGCAGATGGCCATACCGATGTAACGCTCGATCAAACGAACAATGCAGCAGAAGTATATTCTGAAGTGGCGTCTGAAGTACAGTCTACATTTTCAAATCCGATAGCGGCATCATGCACTGTTAATGTAACTCTTGACTGGCATATCACAAATCCATCTGCCGGAATTACAACCTCCGGAAGCGGTTCTTCTGTAACGGCATCTATTGCAGGCAATGCAGAAGGAAGCATTGTTACCGGTCCACTGTTGTCCTGGGTAGGTGAAGATGGTCCAGAGGCGATTATTCCTCTTGGTTCAAAACGCCGTGATAGAGGTATGGATTTGTGGTTGCAGGCAGGACGTGCGCTTGGAGTAAAAGAATATGCAGACGGCGGCATGATTGGTGATGTTCCGTTGTCAGGCGGTTCCTCAGACTCGACTTCTGGAGATTCTTCTGGTAGCGGAGACAAGGGGCAGGTTGTGATTAACATGAACCCTGTGTTCAATATCAACGGAAATAGCGGAAATGATACTGTCAATACCATCAAGGAAAAACTGAAAGAGCTGATTAATGAGATGTCTGGTGAACTGGCAACAAGATTACTTGAATCATATGCAAATATGCCAACTTAGGAAGGAGGGGAAACATGGAAGTAACTGTAAAAGAAGCAGCTAATAAGAAATCCAGCCTTCGTTTTCCTTCTCTTCCAGACAAAGAGATAAGGGTCAAAGGAAATGCAAAATATCAGAAATACGACATTATAAAACAGGGCGTGTTTGCATTTCCAACCGGACCTGATATAAGAACATATGAATGGGATGGATACCTCTGGGGAAGAGCCAGAAAAAAGATGTCCACTATACATACGAAGTGGCTGGATCCGAAATCTGTTATAAAGAAGCTGGAAAACTGGCGAGATAAGGGAACGGTTCTGAACCTTATCATTTCTGCCGGCGGCGGCATCAATGTTGATGTGACGATTAATAGCTTTGAATATAAGAAATTTGGCGGGAAAGGAGATTACTCTTATAGCATTTCCTTTTATCGTTATCGTCCGCTTAAAATCCAGACCACAAAGGACCTTGGCATTGATAAGAAGAAAAAGAAGACGACAACCCGAACGAACCTGAAAAAGAGTTCAACAGATAAGAAAAAACAGACATACACCATTAAATCTGGTGACTGCCTGTGGAATATCGCAAAGAAATTTTACGGATCAGGAGCAGATTGGAAAAAGATTTATGATGCAAATAAGACAGCGATAGAAAAGGCTGCGAAAAAATACGGGCATAAGGATAGCGACCAAGGGGATTGGATATTCCCTGGAACTATCCTTACGATACCGTAAAGGAGGTTAGATGGTTGACCCACTTAAATATTCTTATTATCTGGTACTTGTGACCGAGAAAAAGAAGAAATACGACATAACAAATTTTGTTGAAGATCTGGGCTGGGAAGAACTGGAAAATGAGCTTGCGGCGAAGCTGTCGTGTACGGTGAAGAACGATAAGACCACAAAGGGCAGACTCTCCAGCTTGACGAAACCTGGATGTTATCTGTACCTGTATTACCGATACAAGACAGGAACTGCACATGAAGCCATGCGTGGCCGGATTGTAGAGTGGAATCCATCTGCTAAATTGAGCAGCCAGCCGCTACAGCTGAAAGCTTATGATAACCTGTATGATCTGCAGGAGTCCGAGGACTGCGTATATTATTCAAGTGGTGCCCGGACAAAGCAGGTTATACAGGATTTTTTCGAAAAGTGGGGTATAACAATAAACAAATACACCGGTCCAAACGTAACTCATGGCGTGATAAAGGAAGATAAAAAGAAACTTGGCACACTGGTTAAGGACATCTTGGATGAGGCGAAAAAGAAAGGAGGCGGATATTCCGTTATTCGTTCCGTAAAGGGCAAGGCGCAGATTCTGGGAATTGGCAGTAACAGCAATATCTATCATTTCGGTGAGACCGAGAACATGATAAGCGTTTCTCATAAAATAAGCACTTCGGGAATGGTCACGAGGGTGAAAATTCTTGGAGAGGCAGATGATGATAAGCGCAGACCAGTAGAAGCTACAGTTGATGGACAGACGAAATACGGTATCCGGCAGAAGATCATTACAAGAGCCAAAGACGATAGCTTGGATGAAGCAAAAAAGACAGCAAAAGAGACTCTTGAAGATGATGGAAAACCGAAAGAGGAAATCAAGGTGGTTACTGTTGATATGCCAGTTATCCGGAAAGGCGACATTGTTCATATAAAAATGTCGACGGGATCCGGTTATTACTGGGTAAAAGCAATAACTCATGACTGCGATAAGATGGAAATGACAATAAGCCTAAAGAAAACAAAGCTGAAATCTTCATCTTCTTCCAGTTCTGGAAACAAGAAAAAGACTGGAAATTTTAGTGTTGGCGATACAGTCAATTTCCATGGCGGTACACATTATGTTTCTTCGGATGCGTCATCTGGCTACCAAGTTGCAGCAGGAAAAGCAAAGATCACGCATAGTAATCCGGGCAGCGCACATCCTTGGTGTCTGGAAGGTCTTGATTGGAGCGAAACACACCTATGTGGATGGGTAGATGAAGGAACATTCGATTAACGGGAGGTAGAGGATGGCATTTGATAGTAATGATGGAGTGTCGAGACTGGCAGCAGCTCTTGATAGTAGAATGAAACAGCACGCAGATAAACCCCTATGCCTTGATTTTGCAGAAATTCAGGCAGATGGTAGCCTACTCTCGAACACTTTTCCGATTGCGATTCCAAAGGAGGATTACAGGGTGTGCAGACAGCTTACCCTTGGAAAGACGGGAGATGCATTCTGCGATGTGCAGACTGAGCATTCTGGGAAAGCATATCTTCCGGAATCAATGCGGCAGTTACAGGCAGGAGATAGAGTGTTGATCGCTTGGGTGCAGGATACCGCTGTTGTGATTGATATAATAACCAGACCTGTATAGGAGGACATATATGTCAGAAAACAACTTATATCCGGTGGTGGATATACCGGAATATGAGGAAGAAAATGAAGAATATGACGCAGAGTACAAGCCATCTGTGGCATGGGACTTAGAGAAAGGAGATTTCGTTTGCGAATCTCCTTTTTGCATGCTTAAAAGCGAAGGGCTCGAAGCATATAAGACATGGTGCGTAAAGGCAGTTGCTACAGAAAGGTATAGCTGTCTCGGATACGATGATGATATCGGTGCAGAGATGGAAGATGCCATGAAGGAAGAAGATGATACAGCTGTGGAACTGGCGATTGAACGTACCATAGAAGAGGCTCTGATGGTAAATCCAAGGACTGAATCCGTAGAGGATTTTGAATTTGAATGGGAACCATCTGTGGTCCATGTGAAATTTACAGTGTACGCAATACACTGGGAAAAATTCGATTTAGAAGTAACATTGAAAAGGAGATGAGAATTTGGCAGAAGAATTTGTAACTCCAGAATTTATAGATAACAGCGATCCTGATACAATCCAGTCCCGGATGATGAATAATCTGCCAGTTGATATATCTGATATGCCGGCAGACTTTCCGTATGATTTTACCATGCCGACTGCAATCGAGATCTCCAGACTGATACAGTACAACCTTACCCGAACATTGATGCTTATGTTTCCAATGTGGGCCTGGGGTGAATGGCTTGATCTGCATGGAGTATCTGCAAAGGTTACACGAAAGCAGGCGAGCAGAGCATCCGGTCATGTGACCGTCGTAGGCACCGCTGGAACGATTATCGAGGAAGGGACGGTATTTTGTACCGAAGGTACAACAGATTCGACATCTGTTGAATTTGCGACGACTGAGGAGGTAACTATCCCAGAACAGGGAACGGTTGACATAGCTGTTGCGTCTGTTCTCGCAGGAGCTTCTTATAATGTGACAAGAAATACTGTGACATTGCAGAAACAGCCAAACAAGAATGTTACTTCTGTGACGAATGAGAATCCTATCAGGGGTGGCACAGACGAAGAGGACGACGACACATACCGAGAAAGAATCCTTGAAAAGCTTCGCTCCGCAGAGGTTTCCTTTGTAGGATGTGACGCAGATTATGTCCGTTGGGCGAAAGAGGTGTCCGGTGTTGGTTCTGCTGTCGTGGAAGCTGAATGGAAAGGGCCTGGAACTGTTAAGGTTGTTGTTGCGGATCCGGACGGAAGTGCAGTCGGAGAAGAAACATTGCAGGCGGTTGAAGACTATATTGTATCTCCGAAGGACAGAATGAAGCGTCTGGCTCCAATTGGAGCATCCGTGACGATATCTACAGTGAAGGATATGACCATATCCTACAGTGCAGTGCTTGAACTGGAAAGCAATTACAGTATCGATAATGTAAAGGAAGCATTCCTGACAGCATTAAAGACCTACTACAGGGAAGCTAAGGACAGTGAAGAAATCCGGTATACGGTTGCATCTGCATTGTTGTCTAACACAGCCGGAGTAATTGATTTCTCAGATTTTCGTATAAATGAAAATACGAACAATATATCGGTTGCGGCAGACTATTATCCGATCACAACTGCGACGGAGCTTAATTTTACGGAGGGATAGAGATGCATATAGACAATGTTGATCTGGAACATTTTCCTACGAATGAGGTTGCTCAGAGGCTCCTGACGTATGTGACAAGAGGCTGGTACGATAAATCGTATGTCGGAAAATGGATATACGAGGTTATTGGACTGGAACTGGAGACTGCAAGCAGGAGGATTAGCGAAGCGCAGAAGCAGGCATTTCCGGAAACAGCTGCATGGGGAATGTATTTTCACGAGCTTATGTATGGAATACCTATCGACAGAACAAAAGACATTGATGATCGCCGAAAAGCAGTCGTGAATCGGCGCGATAGGACGTCCAGATCGTCCATTACGCCTTATAGACTTGAAAACATTATACAGACCGTATTTGGGCTTTCTGCGAGCGTCTCGGAGCAGGTTGAGAAGTATATCTTCAATGTAGATTTGCTTATTGGTGCTGACTATCCGATATATTCCGTCGATATTCTGCTGGGATATATCCGCAAAATAAAGCCATCTCATCTGTCAATGCAGGCTCGATATGTTATTGAAGCCGCAATATGCAGTGAGAGGGAAAGAGTTCTATTCCCAGCGTTAGATATAAGAATGCAGCATACCTGGATGGAAGGATATTCTGTGCCGTTAATAGAAGTTAAATGCGAGATAACAGAAAAGCTTCCAGTTGGAATGACTGGGAATGTAATGATCTACAAGAACCTTAATCAGTGGAACGGTGAGTATAAATGGGATGGAACGATAAAATTTGATACAGAAGTAACAACGGAGGAATTGTGATGGAAGGAAAGGTAACAGTAGTAGGAAGGACGAAAATCCTGAGAGCCAGAGCCGGAGAGATCACTCTGCCTAAGATTGTAGGATTTGCGTTTGGAAGTGGCGGCTCGAATGGTTCAACAGTTCTTAGTCCGGGAGAAACATTGAAAAATGAATTTCTTCGAAAAGCGGTAGATGGACATACGCTTAAAACCAATGAAAACAAGTGTGAATATTATTGCACATTAAATGGATCTGAAGCCAACGGAAAGAGCATAAGTGAGATCGGATTGTATGACTCTGAAGGAGATATCATCATGATTGCTAATTTTCTCCCGAAAGGCAAAGATTCGAATGTATCAATGAGATTTGAAATTGATGATGTTTTACAGTAAGGAGATGATTATAGATGGCGAACGTGGTTATCCCGGAGAATCCGGAGTTCAATGAAATTTTGAGAATCATTGAGACAAAGGACCTGGTTCATGCGGATGTGGTTAATCCCATGTTTCGAACATTGCTGCTTAATACAATATATCTTGAACGGCGGGTTGCGAAGATGATCGAACGCATTGATACACTTGCGACTGACAACACCTATGGAGGATTAGAGCTGTCTGTGGACGCAAACATTGCAGATGCAAGCGCACAATTCAGTGTGATCCGGAAAACATCTTCGACAGCAACTGTGCAGACACTTTTTTCTAAAGCAATCGATGGTCTTAGAAAAGGGCTTTACAGCTTACTTATAAGACTGAAAGTAAACGCAAATTCAGACAGTGGAGGGCTGATCGAATTAAGCGTAACGTCTGGCGGGACTATACTGGAAACCAGAATTATTACTGCTAAAATGTTTGAGAGAGCGGGAATATTTCAGACGTTTGGGCTTAATGTTGAATTGAGTGATACTGTTACTATTACTGCCAAATTGCTGAAGAACAGCGCAAATATAACGGTATCCGTTGATTATGTGATGCTTCAGCCGGCCCAGACAGCGATCACAAGCTTGTAGGTGATTATATGATATCGGCAGAGAGGCTCGTTGCATTACGGGCAAAAGTGAAGGCAGAAATGATAAGACGAAGTAATTCTGATCATGGAGAAAATGCTTCTATGCGCAGGTTTGCGGCTTCGGATTATGATTACAATATTTCTCCGGTAACTGGAGGAGATATTACAGATGAACATATACAAAAGATTATTGATCCGTTGCTTAATGTAGCGGATTTTTTGCAGGACAACAGTCTGCAGCAGAATCATAGCGGGGCAGATGTTATTGTTGATCAAGCAGAAAGGTTTGTTGATGTATTATCAAGAATCGATGAGCAGGCGACAGCCAGCGGGTGTCGAGGATCATGCACTGGTCTCTGTGCGGGTTCTTGCGCATCTGGTTGTCAGGGCTGCTCAGGATGCAGTAATGGATGCACCACAACGTGCGCAAGAGGATGTTCTGATGGATGTTCAACATCTTGTGGTGGATGTTCAAACGGTTGCTTTTCCGGTTGCACACATACCTGTGGTTCTGGATGTACAACCGGTGCAATGACTACATAATGAGAGGAGGTGATATCTATGGCGTGTTCAAAAGGATGTGGAACGAGTTGTGCAACGAGTTGCAAGTCCACAGCATCTGGCAACTGCGGAGGATGTGGGACTTCTTGTTCACGAAATTGCAGTACGATATGCTCAGGTACCTGCTCTGGTACTTGTAGCAAAACATGCACAAAGCAGTGCAATCATAATTGTTCGGATGAATGCACTGGATGTCAACGGACATGCGCAGATGATTGTGAGGCAGGATGCAAAACGGATTGCCTTCAGACATGCACAGCAAATTGTTCGGACACCTGCGCAGACTGTACAGGTGGATGCGGAAACAGTTGCTTTTCGACATGCGCAGATGATTGCACAAGCGGATGCAAGGGCAGTTGCAATCAGACATGCACAGCGAATTGCATGAACGACTGCAATACCTGGTGCGAAGGCGGATGTTATTCTTCATGCACATGGACTTGCGAAGGATGCAGTAATACTTGCACTGGTACCTGCTCCGGTACCTGTTCTGGTACTTGTTCTGGTACCTGTTCTGGTACTTGTCAGGGTTGTGATAATAAGTGCACAGCTTCCTGTGCTCAGTCTTGTACTGGTTGTAGCGGCTGTTCGGGTTGCGGAAATTCCTGTGGTTCCGGATGCGCAGATAGCTGCATGGGAACCTGCAAAAGTAATTGTTCTGGAGGCTGCGGAACCAGCTGTGGAGGATGCTCTACATCCTGTGCATCAAGCTGTCAGAGTGATTGTGGCGGCACCTGCAGGAATCAGTGCTACGGACAGGCGACTACACCGATATATTCATTTAATTAGGAGGAAAAAATGAGAACAGTAATTATTAAAGTAGACAGCAAAGAGGCAGAGTACATCGAAAGACTGGACTACGAAAGGGGATTTACCAAAGATGTCCTGCAGAGAATCATCGAATCACATATGGATGATCCTGGCGTTGTCAACAGTGAAACTTTTAAGGCGTATCAGAAACAGGGAGTGGAGCTGGATGCACAGTTTAAGATGGCTGTGACGGAACTTGAGCAAAAGTATATTCCAGATACACTGAAAGGTCATAAGATCAGATGGAATCTGGAATACAAAACAGCTGAATTAAAAGTAGATATTTTGTGCAATTGTGAAATTGAGGGAATCAAATGAAAAGAACAGAACAATATTCCGAAAGGCTGAGCAGATTATATCCTGAGCTGCACGAACCGGTAGGGACAGAAAAGATTCTGACTCAGACCGTTACATTTCAGGTCACTGATGACTGCAATCTGGCATGCAAGTATTGTTACCAGACACATAAGGGCAAAAAGAAGATGTCGTTTGAAACAGCGAAGAAAATGGTTGATCTTTTACTGTCTGGAAATAAGGGTGTGGGCGATTACATAAATCCTCAAAAAAGCCCTGGGCTTATCATTGATTTTATTGGTGGGGAACCCCTGCTGGAGATTGAATTAATTGACCAGATCTGCAGCTACACGATTAACAGGATGATCGAATTAAACCATCCGTGGCTGACGAGAACGATGTTTTCCATATGTTCGAATGGAGTGTGCTACTTCGAACCGGAAGTACAGAGAGTTTTACAGAAATGGAATCAGCGCCTGTCTTTTTCTGTGACTGTTGACGGAAATAAAGAACTTCACGATTCCTGCCGGGTATTTCCGGATGGGCGGCCATCTTATGATCTGGCAATTTCAGCGGCGAAAGATTGGGTAAACAAAGGTGGATATATGGGTAGCAAGGTTACGATAGCTCCTGCAAATGTGATGCATGTGTACGATGCAATTACGCACATGATCGATCTTGGATATAACGAGATCAATGCAAACTGCGTCTACGAAGAAGGATGGCAGATGATCCATGCAACGGTTTTTTATGACCAGCTGAAGAAGCTTGCAGACTATATCTTGGAACACAATCTTGATATGGAGAATGATTATTACATTTCACTGTTCGAGGAAAATTTCTTTCACCCGAAGCAGCCTGACGACCTGGAAAACTGGTGCGGTGGCAATGGCGTAATGCTTGCTGTTGATCCAGATGGAATTATCTATCCATGTCTGAGATATATGGAAAGCTCTCTGGCGGGGCAGCAGGAACCATATAGTATAGGAGATGTGGATACAGGAATCTGCCAGACGGAATGCGACAGATGCCGCGTAGAATGCTTGAAGAAAATTGACAGGAGAACACAGAGCACAGACGAGTGCTTTAACTGTCCTGTCGCAGAAGGCTGTAGTTGGTGTACTGCATACAACTATCAGGTGTTCGGTACACCGGATGCAAGAGCAACTTATATTTGCGATATGCACAAAGCACGTGCGCTGGGAAATATTTATTTCTGGAATCACTATTATGAGAAAAATAATATCGACAAGCATATGGAGAATCATGTACCGGAAGAATGGGCACTTAACATTATCAGCAAACATGAATGGGATATGCTGTGCAGTTTATAACGATTTTCGATATTAAATAACAAAAAGCGATAATATCGGAAAAATGTGGTAAAAAAGAGAGGTGTTTTAAATGATAAAACAAGAAGTTATCTTTAATGTCAAAAACCTCAAGATTTCAAAAACGGAGAATATTTTCGCAACAGAAGGCATCAAAAATGTGTTTACGGCAGTATTTCAGTTTCATTCTACGGATTGGGATGGGCTGGCAAAAACAGCTGTGTTTGAAAACGCAGAAGGAACGAAAGAGCCAAAGCTGTTAGAAGAAGACAGATGTGATATCCCGGATAGCTTTTTTAAGACTTCCGGGGTTTGCTATGTTTCTGTAATGGCAGGAGACTTCATGGTGACAAATAAAGTTGCCATTATCGTAGTCAATGCCGGCTATACTTCTGGCGATACCGTAGCGGAAGCTAAGAACTACTTTGAACAGATTCTCAGATATTTTGACGCAACAAATATGAATGTCCAGAAATACGGAAAGCTGGCTGAGAGATTCGCTGTCGGATTGGCAGAAGATCCGGAGAGTCTTATGGATAACGCAAAATATTATGCACATCAGGCAGAACAGGCGGTAATGGGAATCCCTGGACAGGTGGAAGATGCGAAGAATGATATCGATGCTTATGTAAAAGAAAAGGAAGCTGATCTGAAAGGCGAGGATGGAAATGTGTGCTTTGTCGAGTTTCGCATTCAGCCTCCTTGTCTTCTTATGCGGAATAATCCAGAAGAAACGGATATAGAGTTTAGACTTAACGGCTCTAAGCTCGAATACAAATGGAGGGATAGAGGTTAATGGCAAATAAAACAACAGGAAGTGGCCAGTGGACTAACATGGGAAATGTTACGACAAACCCCGATGGAAGCTACTCTGACTCTAAAACATACAACTTCTTAGATATGGTTTCATACGAGGGCGGCTCATATGTATGCCTGGAAAACGGGACGATTGGTGTGCGCCCATCTCCTGGCGAAAGTACAGACAGATGGTTCTGTTCTTCAGTACCGGGAGAAGCAACTCCAGATTTCAAAAACTTAGTGACAGAAACTAAAGAAGCGGCCAGGACAGCAAAAGAAAAAGCATCTGAGGCGGAGACAAGTGCAAAGGCTTCAGAAATAAGTGCACAGGCGGCTTCAAACTCAGCCGGAGCAGCAGCAGCTTCGGCCAGAGATGCGGAGAATGCAAAAGATGTTGTTGCCGGATACAAAAATGCGGCTGAAAAGGCTGCATCATCCGCTGCGACATCTGAGAAAAATGTAAATGATAAAATTGCTGGACTGGACAATACGTTTTCTGAAAAGACAACGAGTGCAATAGAAACCATAAACAAATCCGTAGATACAAAAGCGGAGGAGATAAAAAATGAAATAACTGCAACAAAAAATTCTATGGTGGATGCGTCTCAGAAAGCTATAAACGACACAATCGATGCGAGAAAAACTGAGATCAATAATACAGGTGCATCTGAAATTAAAAATGTACAGGCTGAATCAGCAACACAGACGCAGGGGATTAAAAGCGTAGCAGCTGAGCAGCTGGCAGCTATTAATGCAGCTGGTGGCACTTTAGAGAGTGCAATTGAGCGCTACTATGCTATGCGCCGTACTAGAGAAATTTATACGGTAGAAGACCTTGATCCGGATGTTACACAGGCCTGCACGGTAAATCGTTTAGATGCTCTGTCTGGTCTTACCTGCACACCGTCCACAAATACGACAGCTGGAGAAGACCAAATTGGAACTCTCGAAGCATTCCGCCCGATTGAAGTGAACTGGATCCTCGATGATGATGGAAACCAGAAAATTACTGCAATTGAAGGAATGCCGGGATATAAGACGACAGGAAAAGTCAATCGTGGAATCATGAACATGGGACTTTATTACAAAAAAGAGCGAAATGCAGAAGACAATGGCTGGCTGCATCATTGGTCCATGCTTCCTCGAAAAGAAGAAGGATATGTTCCGATGAAAGAATGTGTTCGTTCAGACAATACGGTGCAGGGATGGATGCTCCATCCTAAAGGAGCGGCAGTGGATATTGATGGTGTTCCATATGTAACCAACGGAAAACCCGTCAGAAACAAACCTTCGTATGCAAATTTTGCATATGCACGAAAGCAGGGTCCGGCATACTGCTTTGAAACAGATGTTGATGCCGCATGGGTTCTGGCGTTGACAATGATTAAGTACGGAACAAAGGACCTGCAGGCATATATGAGAGGATGCACAGCTTACACTGCTCAGTACAATGTCGCAGTTGCTGAAGAAAATACAAAGAGAGTAATTCTCACAAAAGATCAGGCGAATTATTTTGTTGTTGGTTCGTCGGTCAGCATTGGAAATCCAGGTTCGAACACTAACTTCGATAGGGGCTATAATTATATGCACAATATCGTTGATAGTGCAAAAATTACAGCTATTGAAAAAGTAGACGATACATATAGCGCTTTAGTTTTGGATGTGTCTGCTTCATTTACAACTGCAACTACTTATAAAGTAAGTACAATGCATTGGGAGACAGGATCCACTGATTCCGTACAAGGCTATGATGGAAGTCCTGTATCCAACACAGATGGAAAGAATATCTGCAAGATTAATGGCATCGAGATTCTTCCAGGTGGATATTCTGTGTCCGGAAACTCTATGCATATTGTTTCAACAGATGCAGATGGCAATACAGTCGATAAGTATTACCGAACCAATAATGCTAAGTTACTGACGACCAATTTAGATACGATCATAAGTACCTATGAAGAAGTGGGCATCTTACCGGAAGCATACGATGCATGGAAGTATGTAAAAGGACAGCTTGTGGACTTTGGTAAAGGGACAATGATTCCGACTGAATGGGGAGGAGGCGATAAGGCTTGGTGGGCTGATGCTTGGTATTGCGGCGGAAAACCTGCGGCTGGAACAAGAACAGGCCGGGAGCTCCTCCGGCGCGGCAATCTGAACAA